TTCTGGCTGATTTTAATTGATAACCAGCTACGTTCTGTAGTCCAATACGTTCGAAAGATTCTTCTACTATCTCATCAATAGCAAAATGCTTGTCGAACTTAACTGTTCCGGAAGTAGTATTAGCCACTTTATGCTCCTGTAATAGTTACAGTAACGCTTCCACTTGATCCAGTTAAATGAAATACTATTCCATCTTCAAAAAGAATTCCTGAACCCGGAATGTATACTTCTAAACCTTCAGTGTTATACTTATATGTAGCCACTAAATTACCAGAATCTGCCTCGCCTGTAGTTGCACAATCGTGCAACTTAAGAACAGAACTTGCTATTCCTTTTCCTTGAATAGAAGTAATTCTAGCTCTGCCGGCTCTTGATAAAGTATTAGAACCAATAGTATCCATGTGTAAAGTTTTTTGGTCACTTACCATATTTTATCTCCTTAAATTTAAGTGTGGGTCCGAAGACCCACACTAATTACTTATTACGCGTCTGCGTATGGTGTTACTATTGTACCTGATCCAAGCAATAAAGAATTGTGAACCAAATATGTAGCTGTATCAATCGCTGTGAAAGATACGACACTACCAACGATTCCACCTTTTGTAGAACCATTCATAGTTATAACATCGTTAGATGCACCTGGTATGAAAGCTTTTTTAGAGCCATCATCTACAGCTATCATGATACCGCCTTTAAATTTGTCAGTACCATCTGTTTTGATGTCCATATCAGTTGCAGCTGTTTCCACATAAAAGTGAAAAGTTGCACCAATGTTGTTTAAGTTATTGAAGTCAGTATCACCTGCAGTAGCACCGTTACTATTTACATTGATACTTGGTAAAGTAAATTTACCGTCAGCATCATTTGTAAGTAAGATCTTACCTGCGTGTGTAGCAACTGTCAAAGTTGTGTCAGCTGTTAAGCTAACAGTCATGCCAGGTCCCGTATTTTGAAATCCATTTTTGGAAATCACCGGTCCTGAAAACGTTGTTTTTGCCATATTATATCCTCCTAGTTTATATGATCATAGTCTCTAGGCCGTCGACTGTACGCGTCTATGATCTTTAATAATTATACAGTGAGGAATTTATACTCCCTTTTTTAGTAGAGTGCAAGAGAGCCCGTGCTTTGGTTTGATATTTATCCAAGATGTAGCTTTTTACTAAGTAGCTACAGAAACTTCGGGTGCTGCGTCTTCGATCTTGTTAGTTAGATTAGCTAATCTAGCTTCTTCTAACTTAATTTGATTAACAACTTCTCTAATTTTATTGTCAATCCTGACCATGTCCAAAGTATATCTTTGGTTATCACGCTGTTGCACCGCCCACTCTGTCTCGAGGCCCCTCTTCGTTTTGTAAAGGTCTCTTACTTGAGTCTGCATCTATGATCTCCTCGTAGGTTATCCATAGTTTACGATGGTCTATAAATCCATCTTTTTCCCATGTTATAGCATTTTCTCCTAGTTTGTCAACTAGTGCATTATTGAATGCTTCAGTGCTGTCTTCTGATGCAAGTTGAAAATCAGCATAGTAGCCATATGCTCTTATTTGTATTCGAAATGTTTTCATGAGTCCTATCTTTCTATCATAAAAAAAGGGGGCCCGAAAGCCCCCTTTTTAATTAGTTAGTTATTACGCACCTGGTGACGCGAAAATACCTCTAGGGTCTGATACTCCAAAAGAATATCTTTCTCTAGCTTTGTATCTTACGTTGCCAGTGTCGAAATCACCTTCCATTGCAGTTGTCAACGGTGCTCTGTTGAACATTTTCATGCCGTTTGGCACGTCTGTCAAGATATAGAACGCATCGTCATCTGTTAGGTAGTTGTTCACTCTATAACCTTGAGGAACCATACCCATTGATACGATTGCATTGATATCATTGTCAGCTGTTCCAGTTCTACCTTGAGATTTCATCAATCTCTCAGCTGTAAACTGAAGCTTAGAAGGAATAAGCATTTTTACTCCTCTTGCTGCAACTCTTAGACCTCTTTCATCAGTCATAGCCGCGATGTCAATCATCGACTGTTCTAATGAAGTTTCGTTAAGATCCGCCGCTGTAGCTAACGTGTTTGAAAACGTTCCTGCTACTGTCGGGTGAGAACCACTAAATAAAGCAACTCCATCTCCAGTTTTGAAAGTTCCAAAACCATTGATTAGAGGTTCAACTGCTTTTACTTGTTTAGCGTTACTCATAGATCTTGCTAAAGCTTTTGTGTATCTAGAAGCTAGTCTATCGTAGAGATTATCTTCGATAGCTTCTTCCGTGATAGCAAATGCTAAAGCTACGGTCTCGTGAGTGTATCTCGCTGTAAAAGTTTCTTGTGCTTCGTCAAAAGAGACTCCTGCACCTTCTGCTTTTACTTGCGCGTTTGCGAAACCAGATAACATTACTTCTTCTTCAAAAGCTCTGTCACTGTTTTCCGCGGTATAAATCTCAGCATGCTGATTTTCATACCTCTTATATTCCAGGCCGAATAGTGCATTCAATCCTGGCTCTAGTTCTTTAACTAGTTGACTTCTTGATATTGCCATAATTTATCTCCTATTCTCCTATTATGATTGTAGTTCAATCAAGTTTGGAACAACGACCACAGAACATCTTGCTGCAGTAATATCCTCGTTCTCTGGATCTTCTGCAACTCTTAAGAGTCTGAAAGTGGCTGAGTCCGCACTTGTATCACCGATATCTAATGTAGCTGAAGACTTACCAGTGATATCGCTACCAGCTGAAGTGTTCATATCGTACGTTTCTAGAAAACCCGCTTGGGTTACTGCGTCGTCCGTTGCTACAACATATTGCTGTGTTGGGCTATCGAATACAAAAGCGTCTATATCTTCTGAGTTCGCTGGAGTTACTTGTGTATAGAAATTCGCGAACGTCGGCTTCAAAGTTGTCGCCGCGTTGTAGAAGATTCCATTTAATACACCTATGATAGGCGCATCGGTCGTTTGACCGTCAACAATATAACCAGCAGCAGAAGCTACAGCTCCACCATTGTAGATCGTAGTAGCATAACCAGCATCGATTTTGTATTTACCTAAGCCTTGAGTAGCCGGAGTTTGTCCGAGCATACCAGCAGGAATAAGTCCAAAACCTTGTCCGTTTTTATTTGCCATGTTGTTTCTCCTTGTGTCTATGTTGCCATAGACTGATTAACGTTAAATCGATGATAGGGATTAACCCACGAAATAATTTTATTTCTTTGTACCACCGAAGGTTACACGAGATTGCCTGTCAACATTGATAGGCATTCTACTATCCTGCTCCTTCATAAGATCGTTTGCTACGGCTTCACTTCGGTCTTTATGACGATTAGTCATATAGTCCGATCTTTGCTGCGCGATCTCGATCGGTACCTTCGCAAGAAGAAGGCCTCCAACCCCAATCACTCCCTTGTATTTCCCGTCTTCGAGAATCGGATAGTCACCTGCGTTTTCAACTTCCTCGGCACGAACTAATTCATAACCTTCTCTTAATCGTCCAGTTACGTTTTTCGTATCTTGAAAGCCTGCTACTTCGGCTCTTATCCATCTGTACCTGAATCCATCAGGCGCAGGGGGTGCATCTAGAGATGATGGTGGAACCCACACTTTTGGTCTTTCAGATTTTGACCGTGTGTCGTTCGCACGAGATGTATTTTCTTTTTTTTCCATTTTACGCTCCTCCCGTGTTTTTTACTTGTTTTGCGTACTCTTCGAGTGGCACACCTAATTTTTTAGCGATTGCTACCTGTGAAGATGTGAGTTTCACAGTTTTGCGACCTGGCCTTACGCTTCTTTTAGCAGAAGCCACCGTCTGAACGGGTTCGGTCGATTGCTTATTGTTACTTGTAGCAAATTTATGAGGAAAGTCAACACGGATTCTTTTATCAATCTCTGCATAATATTCATTAGATTTAGGATCAAAGCCTTCTTTGTCTACTAAATCTTTATGAATTTCGAACGCTGTATATGTCATGGCTCTATCTTGTCCGAACCACGAGTTTTTAGCAGCCCAAGACTCAGCCATAGGATCACTTGGTTCAACCTGTGTTATAGGTGGTTGAGGTGCTTGAACCTGTGAAGGTTTAGTCACCTGTGTTTCTCTTGCTTCTTTACTCTGTGCTAATTTAGCATTTTCAAAAGCTAGAGTTGCAATCCTTTTGTTTGCTTCGACTTGTGCTTGAGCATCACCTGCTTCAATAGCAGCAGCTAGTTCTTTTTGTGCTGCTTCTAAACCAGTATTAATACTCGTTTCAAACTTCTTGATATAGTCAGCATCAGTCCTTTCAAACCTTGTTTCCAAAGCTTGTCTTTTTTCTTCAACTGATTTTGCATATTCAGTGGCTGCATCTCTTTGCCTTTCAGCTTCACGCATTTTACGTGTAAGTTTTGCAATCCTTGCCTGAACACCTTTACTATAATCTTCAAGTTGTTCGTCATCTTTTT